CCGTGACCACGGCAACAGCAGCGGTAGCCCCAACACCGTTGTTGACAACACCCTAGGCTTGCGCCTTGGGTTTTTGTATGCCTACAAGCGCGCCTGCCGGCGTGCAGGCATTGAGCCTAGTCACACTGACCTGCTCGACAACCACAGGTGTGCAATGTACGGTGACGACAACACCTACACATGTAGCCCTGAGTATGAGAGCTCCTCAGTTAGGAGAGCCTGCGACATGGCTTCGCAGAGCTTGGCTGGAACATCACTAGTGAGACCAACGGCTGGGTTGACCCCCTGCAATTGGTCTTCCTACAGAGATGCTTCCACCGTAGTCCTAGTGGGCTCGTGGTGCCCAGGCCCTTGGATGGGATCAAGGCATTGGACAGCATGCGCCTCAAGGGCCATGGTGACCACACCTTCACCTACTCTAGGGCCTGCAGCCTGCTCCTGGAGCACTGGTACCACCTGAGGAATCGCGTCATCCTGTCTGACTTTTTGGACGGCATGGAGAGGCGGTACTTCAGCGACGGTAGCAGAGAGTCCGCGCTGATACTGCGTCGACGGTTAACGCCATCCGCAATAGAAACACTGTACGCTTACAGTGAATAGCGTTGTAATAGCCGCTATAATAAAGCGCAATGGCTAAATCAAGACGTAGGAACGTTGCATCTAGCACTAGCAGGGCCCAAGCTGGCAGGCAAGCGCCGAAACGCGCTCAGCCACCAGCCAGGGCTCAAACCCCAGCGCAGCGCCCTAACCAGGCGCTGCAGCAGCAGGTCGCACAGCTCACGAAGCGTGTGAACCAGCTGTCAACGAAGCAGGCAACCAGGGTTGACCCCCGCCTGCTTCGCTTTGGTAGGGCCGTTGCCAATCCCTTCCAAGCTGGGGCACTCAGTAGCGTTGTGAAGGGCATCTTCGATGCTAGTAGCACGAACCGTAGTGCTGTCATGACACGCCGGGCCATAATCACAGTTGAACTCCCCAAGTCGGCTCAGGGTGTTGATATCGTTGTGCCATTGTGCACACGTGTCTCACCCTTTGTCCAATACGGGTACAACTGGGACACCACCCTTGAGGCCAGGGTGGCTGGTGCGGACACCACAATTGAGCTGTCGGAGACAACCATGTTGCGCTCCGTCGCTGCTGGTGTTCGCATTAGCTACAATGGCACCATGAGTGACTGTGGTGGTAAGTTTTATCACTTCCCATCTTATGAGCCCGAGGAGGCAGCTTCAGGTGCGAACCATGAGGTTAGCCCTACTGTGGGCAGTGCATACGGCTTGCTCAAGCGTGCTATTAGTAGTGTGCCTGTGCCCCTCACAGGCTACATCACGTTCGTGCAGCCACCTCGCATCCCCTTTGTCAAAGTTTGTCCAGAGACTGCCCCTGTTGCCCCAGTGGGTGGCACATTCTGTGACGCTGACGCCATCCGCCTGTACTACGTTGGGCCTGGCGGTAGCTACACATTTGAGGTCGTTGGCCTCATTGAGTATTACAATGACGAGGATTATGCCCACACTACCCCGACAACCAACCACATTGCTGGCCTTGCAACGACCCAGGCGATTGAGAACGCGCTCACGCTTCCTCTGTCAAATGGCTCGCATGTCGAGAGCGGCAGTGTGATGGCCCGTATCAGCGGCGCAATCCACAGCGCTACTGGTATCCTCGGGGAGGTCAAGCAGTTTGCGGGTGAGGCTTACGATTTTGGGAAGGGTGTTTACAATGTCTTTAGGCGGAATGCTCCGCGTATCGGTGCAGCAGCAGTTGAGGAGGCAGAAATGCTCCCGCTGCTGCTCGCAGCATGAGCACTTGGTGGCTCGGTTCCCGTGGCTGGGGATCGGGCGCTGTCTCTACAGTAGGCATCCCTGGGCCGCAAGGCCCACGGGGTGAACCAGGACCTGCTGGACAAGCGGGCGCTCCTGGGCCTTCCGGCCCGCCTGGACCCACTGGACCTGTCGGAGCAGAGGGTCCCATGGGACCCCCTGGTCCCGCTGGACCACAGGCAGAAATAACCACTGCGACTGTTGCGATTCCGCGCCAGCTAGCGTATTACAGTCAGCTGACGGGGGCCTATCTTAACGGTAATCTCATACCTGGTATGGTTCTGGTTCGCTCGCTTTCAGCACGAACGCTGAGAGGGGACAGCTTAGAGCCAATCCCAACACTGTCTTGGGTGGCATGCTTTACTACCCAAGCCATACCCACTCTGTTGTGCAGATGATGTGTGAGTTTCACCTCAAGGACATCCCCCCAGGCGGCCAAAACGTTGCCACGACAATAAACTGCCAGGCTATTGGTCCTGACGGTGGGCTTTTGTCCACCGCACAGAATCATAGTCTGGCTCAGCCCCACTATGTCCTCGCGCCGGGTGGAGTTGGAGTTGTTGTCCATCACATGACAATGTTGGTTAGCAAGACTGTTAACGGTACCTTGGCGGGCTGGCATTTTAACTATAAGGTAAGTGGTGGTACGCCAACTTACATCAGGGCGACCGTAGTGTTCACAGCACAGAACAACCTGATTAACACTTATAGTGGCATAGTAGACCTTTCCTAACCACCGCGCGGTTTGCACCGTGTGGTGATGACTCTTGTTGTGTCGGCTTTGTATAGCGGTACGGTTAGCACACCAGGAGCGTGTAACAGCCTCCCTAATAATGTCTCAGACCAGTCAAGGATATCTCATTCTAGGCTGTGTACTCGGAACGTTGTTTGTGCTAACGCAACTTGGTAACTTTATCCTTGCGCTGTGTGCACAGTACAATGGAGATCGCCAGTTCTGTATCGCTAAACCGCTTTGTGACCTATGTCATGAACAACGACATGACCAAGAGAATAAACAAGCACCAGGCGCTGGCTCTGCTTAACGCATCGCTTGACCCTAGTGGTGACTTCACTTTGGACGGTGAAACCTTAGACAAGATTAACGTCTATCTCAGGACACCGGACACTGCACCATTTGACAAGCGTGATGAGTATGCCTTCGTCCGTCTTATCGGAACCCTGCGGAGGGCGCTGATTGCAAATGCCCACACAATGCCACCGCTAGGAGGTGGTAGGGCTGAGTGACTAGCATTCCGCAGGCTCCCTACAGTGCAGCGTCTTGTCCCCGTGCCCCACCGGGAACGAGAGTTCATTGTTAGAAGGGTGCTTGTGTGGTCGGGTGTACGGCAGTACATCTTGGACATGTGGGGTGTTGAGGCTTTGC